ATCGAGTATATCGATGCGTATGGTGCGATCGAAAAGAACCCAACCAATAACACAGCGGAACTCGGTGCTGCGATTGGTGCATTTGAATATGCATTGAAATCTCCTGCGAAACAAATGACTATGCTGATGGATAGCGAGTATGTTCGTAAGGGTCTAACGCAGTACGTTCCAAAGTGGGCGAAAAATAATTGGATCAAATCAGATGGCATGCCAGTAGCTAACGTTGATTACTGGAAAAGGTTGTCTGAGTTAAAGGCATCGTGGGAAGAGCCTAAACGTAAACTTGAACTCTTGTGGATCAAGGGGCATTCCAACGACATGGGTAATGACAAAGCAGACGCGAATGCTTTGTTAGGTGCGGGACATGAAGTAAAAGCCGCACCGGTTGAAATCAAACAAGAAGGCGAGAAGGTCAACAAGCTTAAGAAACAACCAGTGAATCCGTTAGTGATGGAATCACGTCTGTTGTTTGGGTTTAATACAGGTGAAGATCCGGATGGATACTATTACATGTATAACCTCGGTCGCATGCATAACTACGGTTTCAAACCGCAGGACACACCGAAAGATAAATTAGCGAAAGCTGATCTGTTGATTGGTCGACCGATTTCTGAAGCAACCTTTGGTGTTTACAAAGCGTACGAACCAGATGCATATCTGGAATCCGTCATTGCGATGCACGCTGCGTGTTTCCCAAGTGATAATCCTGAATTGGGTATTCTCAACTTGGCTAACGTGTTCAACGCTCAAATCCGTAACCGCATTGAAACTGCAAACTCGGATCTGTTGTCGAAGCACACAGACATCTTGGTATTGTCGACTGCCGACTATAAACTAGTCAGCCGTACCCTCAACCCACCGCGACGTGCAAATGATGCCGTAGCGACCTTCCAGCAGCTCCAGCGACAGCTAGACGATTACCTAACAGGAAAGCTGGGTAACGGGGTTGAAGCTTTTGATATAACGTCCGCATTTTTCGAGCAGGTCTCGTCTGGAAAGAAAGAGATCCGACAGCTTCTGAAAACGATCACTCAGAATACTGAATCGGTTAATCCGAAGATTAAGTTCCGTGGGCAAGACGTGGAACTCAAGTTGTGTCTCGGTTTGGATATTCCAACTCGTAACCAACTTAACCGAATCGGTGCTGGGTATACGAAGGTAGAAGTGTTGGTCATTGCTGTTGGGCCTCGTGCCTACACATACGCGACTGTGTTCCAAACGGATGAAGGTTCTGCAATTTACCAGAGTCCGTATACGCAGTTCATTCTACCTAAATAGCGGGTATTCCATGAAACTACTAACCAAACTCCAGGAAGTCATTGCCCGGTTCTTTACACGAATCGGGCTGCGCTGGTGCGCAAAGCTTGACAATGATTTTAAACGGATGTGTGTGTTAGCCATTATCCACTCTAAGTGGGTCGGCGGTGATGTTGTCAGGGAACGATATGCTAAAGCCATGTCACTGAACGATCAAATGTGTTTGGTACGTGACGCCAATGCATTAAAGTTCCCTACTTGCATTGCGGATCATTGCCTTAAGGGTATCCCAAGTCTCAATGAAGCCAAAAGCTCCCCGGACTGTGGATGGAATCGTATTCGCAGGGCAATCCCTTGCTGGTTACGTTATTCCGATGAAGCAACGTTCCGTAACGACATTCAACGGGTCTTCGCTATTTGCGCTGCACCTGTGGTTATCGCATAACGACATATTGGCTTCCCCTAGGGGAAGCCTTTATGCCATCAGCGGAGCTCTTTCTCAAGCGTAGCGAACACTTGGTTAACTTCTGTAAGCTTGGTGATCTGAATGGCGTACCACTCAACCCACTTAGCTACGTTAGCCAGTTCGTTGCCGATTGTTTGGATCAGTTGCTTAGAGGCTGGATCACGTTCCGAAGACAGTGACTTAAACAGACCCGATGCAACAGCTGTCAGTTGTTCTACCGAAGCACGGACAACGGTTGGAGAACATTGATCCAGCAGCTTACCATAACTCACCATCTGGAACTCAGCTTTAACAAACTCATTGTTGTTAGAGAACAGAGCACCGAAGGTATTGGTAGCGTCGTTACCACCTTTGAAGTACTTGGCTTCTTCAGCGTACAACTTAGCGATCTGACCAGCATCCATCGAACCACCTGGGAAGTCACGACGATCCCCACGTTCAGCAGGGTTGGTAACGTAGTAACCCAGACGTTGGATAGCTGGATCTAGCACAGCGGTCTTGATAGTAGCAGCCAGTTGAATACGTGGCTGTAAGCCCATTACGTAGTCATGCAAGTTACCACTGAAGCCACGAGGCTGAGAAACGATCTTCTCTTGGATGACCATGTAATCCAGAGAACGCATTACAGTCTGCATGTTAGCAGGATACAGCGTGGTGAGTGGTGCCCAATTGAAAGTGGTCATCAGCTCAAAGCCACGTTTGATCGACATGGAAATGTTTGCGCCCATACGAGCAAACCAACCAGAGATCATACCCATCTCGGCAGCTTCCATGGAAATACTTTCACATGCGATGTAGAACTGACGGATAGGATCGACTTGAACATTGTCAGCCGATTCGTTAGATACGACTTCGTTCGTACCATAGCGAGTAAAGAGAGACATGGTAGCTACCTTGTTTTAATGAATTCGGGAGTCTAGACATAAAATTACGCTTGAACTCAATTAATTGATTGCTCTATAACATCAACGAGGAAATTCAATGTTTGGCGAATTTAAGAAACCTTCATTCAGACCTGCTGTAAACGTAGGTTGTTTGATGGATGTGTCAACAGGTCATTACGAAGAAGGTGAACACGGGGAGATGATCCTCAACGGTGGTCTAGGTGCTTTGAACGGGATTGTATCTCGTCCGAACAACTTTAAGACAGCCCTCGGTGTTTACATGCTGTCCATGGTGCGTCGTGCTATGCCGGGTTCCCACTCGATGGTGTACGACACTGAAGGTACACTCAATCCAGTTGCACGTTTTGCATCTGTAGCTAAGCACTGCCCTGAAATCGCAGCTATCGATTTCAACAACGATCCACAGTTCATGTTCACTGACTTGTCTCAGTACACCGGTG